GATACTGCAAACATGAATAATTTGGAACTGGTTGAGTATCTTGAACCGGTTTTGGATCGTTTGAACGCGGAAGCGTTGTATCTTGGTGTTCAACTTAATCCTGATCGTGCTATGGAACTTGCTGGCATGATTAAAAGGTTGGGCGACGATAACGATATTTTGGCTATTCGTAATTTGTTGTCTGATGAAAATGTTTATAATTTTAAAGAGCTTGAAGCGTCTGCGTTTGCGAATCAACGAGACAGTTTAATGGCAATGTCTAGGCAGTATTTTGTTCCGATTGATCAAGATTCTGCTGCGAAGATTACAAATCAGATTTATTTGGGTGATTTAACTCTTGAAGGGCAAGAACAGCTTTTTAGGCAGCAGGCTGCTGCGCGGTATCCAATGTTGCAGAATGCTTTGAACTCTGGTGTGACGCCTGAAATGTATTTTTCGCCGTATAAGTATGAAGTTGAAAGGCTTCTTGGGCGTAAAAACATTGATTTGTATGAGGAGTTTCCTGACATTATTCAGGGTATTCAAATGCAAAATGGAGATTATCGGGCTATGACGACGCATGAGTTGCGTCGGTATGTGCGTGGGCTTGATGAGTGGCAGCAGTCTCCGCAGGGTCTTGATTCTGCTCGTTCTTTGTCGTTTGCTATTGGTAAGTTGTTTGGAGAGGTGGCGTAGTTATGGCTGAATATACAGAAGAACAGCGCATAGCTGAAGGTAATCGTCTGCTTGCTTTGAATGAGATTAACTATGGGACTACTCAGGTTAGTTCAGCTCCGTATACGCCACCTCCGGCACCGACTACTCAGCAGTTGACTCAAGCAGAGCGGGATGCGCTTGCTGCGTTGTCGCCAGAAGAGCTAGAAGCGCTTAGGCAGTTCAACGCGACTGCAACAGAAGAACAAAAAGCAATGCTTCGGAGAATGGCTGCTGGAAATGTTTCTGTTGATAGCGCCGTAAATAGTGGTGATACTGGTACTAGAGAGCCTACTCCGTTTGAAGCGTTTGTTACTCAGCAAGAAGCAATGCTTGAGGCACAACGTCTTCAAGATGCAGAAAACGCATTAGAAATTATTAAAGCAAAACTTGCAGAGTATGGTTTAGAGGGTCTTGCTGATTTAGCTCATAATTTGTTGCTTGATGGAGCTTCGCCTGATTCTGTTGTGTTGCAATTGCGGGACACTCCTGAGTTTGCTACGCGTTTTCCTGGTATGCAAATTCGTCGCGATAACAAGATGAGTGCTATTGCTCCTGATCAGTACATTGCTTTAGAACGTTTTTACAAGCAGGTAATGATGGCTGCTGGTATGCCTGAAGGTTTTTATGATTCTGTTGATGACTTTGCTGAATTTATTGGCAATGACGTAGACGAAGACGAATTTAAAGATCGTGTAACTATGGCTGCTGTAGCTGTTCAAAACATTGATCCGTATTTGAAAGGCCAGTTGCGAGATTTGTATGGCATCGGAGTCGAAAATGAAGGCGAGTTGATTGCTTATTATCTTGATCCTCAACGCGGTACAGATATTATTGAGCAGCGTTTGCAACTTGAAGCTGCTGGTTTGTCGTCTGCTTCTATAGGTGCGTTGGGTTCTGGGTTTAATCAAAAAACTGCTGAGCAACTTGCTGATAGAAACATTCAGAAGCGTGAAATTGCTGATCGTTTCCGTGGTCAGCGTGCTATTACGCAGCAACTTGTTGGAGAAGATGAGTTTACTGCGTCAGAGTTTGCGGCTGCGGAGTTTGGTTTGGATTCTGATGCTACGGCAGATTTGGCTCGGTTGCGTGAGTTGCGTGCGCAGCGTGGTGTCCGCCAGTCTGGTGCTTTGTTGACTCGTGCTGGTGCAACTGGTTTGAGCACTGCTACTTGACAATGATAAAATAATGTTTGTATTGTTTTAAATGGATCGGCCCCCATATGGGGTGAGCTGTTCTAATTTATTTATCCGTTTGTATCCCACCGTTGCAAACGCGTTTAAGAAGGTGAGTGACATATGACAGAAGAAATGCCTATCGAGGAAGATTCTGTTAGCCAAGAATCGAAACCAAATTGGCGTCGTGAACTTGAAAGCCGTGCTAAGGCTGGAGATGAAGCTGTTGCCAAGTTGGCGCAGTTAGAACGCGAGTTGTCGTTCCGTGATGCAGGTGTTGATCCTCAATCGAAACAGGGTCAGTATTTCATCCGTGGCTATGACGGCGAAATGACTGTGGACGCTATTCGTGCTGAAGCTGCTGAGCTTGGGTTGACAGGGGAGAGTAATACCCCTGCTGTTCAGGCACCGCCTATTGATTATGGGGCGGAGCAGAGGATTGCGATGGCGGCTGATGATGCTGGGCCTGTGTCGTCGCCAGAACTTAACGAGTTGATTAGCAGGACAAGTACTCCTGAAGAACTCCAAATGTTGATGGAATCGAACGGGTACACTTGGAACGCAGCAGTCTAATGTAACTCGGTAGGCCATAGAGGGAGAAACTCTCATGGCTTTTACTCAGACTTCTTCGGTGTCTTCGGATACCGGTGCATTTGAACAACTTGCGTATTTTGCGCTTCGTTCGCAGCCTTTGTTTGAAATGGTTGCAGATGTAAAGACAACTAATCAGTCGCATCCTGGCTCGTCAGTTCAGTTTAACATCTACAATGATCTTGCTCAGGCGACTGCGGCTTTGACTGAAACGTCGGACGTAACTGCTGTTGCGCTCAGCGATTCGACTGTGACGGTGACTCTTGCTGAGTACGGCAACGCTGTTATCACCACGGCGAAGCTGCGTGGAACCTCGTTCCTGAACGTGGACGCTGACGCTGCTAACATTATTGGTTACAACATGGCGAACAGCGTTGATAACATTGTTCACGATGTTTTGATTGGCGGCACTAATGTTGCTTACGGCGGCGATGCGACCTCGACGGTTACTATTGACGCTGCTGACAACCTTGATGCTGCTGACGTTCGTGAAGCAGTTGCTAAGATGCGTAGCGCTTCGGCTATGCCAATGATGGGCAACGTTTACGTCGGGTTTATTCACCCCGATGTGTCGTTTGACCTTCGTGGCGACACTGCTGTGACTGATATTATTCAGTTCCAGATCCGTCAGGACGGCGGGGCTGTGCGTGCAGGCAGCATCGGCACCTTTGGCGGCGTGGACTTTATCGAGACGCCTCGTCTTGAGATCCAGGCCGACGCTGGCGCTACGACCACCGATGTGTATAACACGGTGATCTGCGGCAAGCAGGCGCTTGCTAAGGCTCATTCCCGTGCGGCTGGTTTCGGTGAGAACCCGGCTGTCGTGTTTGGCCCGGTTACCGATACTCTGCGTCGGTTCCAGCCTGTCGGTTGGTACCACCTCGTCGGGTACAACCGTTTCCGTGAGGCTTCGCTCCAGCGGATTGAAGCTTCTTCAAGCATCGGCGCTAACGCTTAAGCGTTGATGGTGTAATGTAAGTAGGGGGCCGGGAAAGGTTCCTGGTCCCCTACTTATCTTTAGGAGTTCGTTATGCCAATGGTTAAGGGTAAAAAGTATCCGTATACTAAGGCTGGTAAGGCCGCAGCTAAAAAGGCTGCCGCAAAGAAGAAGGGTAAGAAGTAATGGCTAGTGGCTTGTATGGCATTACGTTCCTGAATGCGCTTAATAACACGTTGGCGCTTGATCTCGATGACACAACGGCTGACCGTTTCAAGTGTATGCTTGTAACGTCGGCGTACACGCCTGACTTTGGCGTACACGATTTCAAAGCTGACGTAACTAACGAAGTGGTCGGCACTGGGTATACCGCTGGCGGCGAGTCGCTTACGTCGGTGACGCTTACGCAGTCTGCTGGCGTTATTACGTTTGATGCTGCTGACATTACTTGGACGAGTTCTACGATTACGGCTCGTGGAGCGGTGATTTACGACGATTCGTTGGCTTCTGACCCGCTGATTTGTTACATTGATTTCGGTTCGGATCAGTCGTCTTCGTCAGGGGATTTCCAGCTCTCGTTTAACGCTTCAGGAATCTTTACTCTTGATCTGACCCCGTGAGGTGAATTGTGGCTACTAATTATCCTGCGACTCTTGATGGCACAGCGAATGTTGGTGGCGGTGTAGAACCTGAGGCTGTCACTGCGTTGGATGATTCGACTTCGGGTCATCCGACGCATTCTGGGTTGCATCAGAATGTTGGTGATGCTGTTCAACAGTTGGAGACGAAGGTTGGTATTGGGGCTTCAACGCCTTCTGCGAATCAGGTGTTGGCGTGTGCTTCGGGTTCTACTTCAACTTGGTCGGATTCTCCTTCGGTGGCGAACCTTACGTTGTCTGCTGATTTGACGGCTGTAAACGCTACGTTGTCTGGCAATTTGAATAGCCGTGAGGTTGATGATCTTGCTTTGATGGTCAACAACGGTGACGTTGGTTATGACGGTCGAAAGATCACAGTGTCAGCAACTGAACCAACAAGTCCTACTCCTGATACTGGCGATTTGTGGATTGAGATCGCATGACATGCTCGTATCTGATCTACCTTCAGAACCGCGACGAGACACGCCCTGATCGCACAGACGAATGGGTGCAAGCAATGCCGCACCGAGGCGACATCGTTGCTGTAAGAGACAACGGTGAACGTTGGGGACGACTCGAATCAAAGCAGGAGTGGGTTGCTGCTGGCGGCGATCCAGCAGAGTTTTCTGGTTTGTACGGTGTTGTGAAGGTTTCTGATGATGGTCCTCATGCGGAAGATTTGAAGAAGGTATTTGAACGTCGGTCGTATCGGCCAGCCGTACTAGGCGAAAACGAATACCGGGTAAATCGTGAAGGCGTCGAGTTTGGCAAAGTGTTGCAGTACAAGTTTGCTTGGCGTGTGCGGATTTCAGAGATGACTTCGGAGCAGCAGGCGGCGTTGGAGCAGGACGGTGTTGTTTCTGTGACTGAAACCGAGTTTGAGGCGTTGTGTGAGCATAAGGTTGATCGCACATATTTTGATCCTGCTGTGCCTGATGGTAAGGGTGCAGTGCGGCCTGATGCTGGACAGCCGTTGCCTCGGGAGGAAGTACCGGTGAGGGGTCGTCCTAATGGCTGACACGGTTGTGACAGTAATTGCTGGTGGTGGCGGTGATTACACGACGATTGTGGCTGCTGAGGCGGCTACGGACATTTCGGCTGGGAAATACATTATTCGTATTTCTGACAATTCGTTGTATAACGAAGACATAATTATTGGTCATTCTGGTACTAATACTAGTACGAACCATGTGGTTCTTGAGGCTGCTTCAGCGAATAGTCATGCTGGGGTGCCGGGTACTGGGCACGCTCGCATAACTCAAACAGATAACACTAATAATCCTTTGAATATTATTGAACGCTATACAGTTGTTCAGAATTTGGACATTATTAGTGATGACCCTAGCGGTAATTATACAATCAGCATCGGCTCTGGAGACAACATCTTTTCAAGATGCATCTTTAGACAAGCAGCGTCTGCTGTAGTCGATCAGTGTTTCGATGTAGGCCAGGTATCAGAATCGTATTTTTTCGACAACTGTTTGTTTTTAGGTCACAACGAACTGTTTGATATCAGGTTCTTCAACGTCAATAGTCGTCACATTCAACTGTATTTCGATCACTGCGCTTACGATTCACTCGACACACTTTCAGAGCTTGTTTATGTTAACATGGTTGACACCAACTCTGGTGACGGGACTGTTCTAACTGGCAATGATGTAACTGTTCACGCTTACAACTGTTGGGGGTTTGAAGGCGAGCTTCGTAGAAATTCGTCTGCTGACACGACTGGTGAAGTACTGACGTTGAACGGCGACCAGAACGTTTGGGAACGCCTGCCCTTTACGGGCATCTATAGTTATGACACTATTCAAGCCTCAGCAAACGATGTTCAAGCAACAGGTGGGGTCACTGACGTTACAACTACTGCTAGTGCCATCATCATTACGAACGACACTACGGTTCAAGCAGATTACGACGCTACTCCTGTTGCAGCTACCGGCGCAGGTTCAAACCTAATTCTTAAGAACGGCGTGAATCGTATCGGTTCAGAACCTGACTCTCGCCAAGACTTTTCGACTGACATTGCTGGCAACACTCGATCTACGTCAGGTATTGACATTGGCCCGTTCCAGTTTTCGGCGCAAGCCGGGTTTAAGTATTGGAACGGTTCGACTTGGGCTGATTCGGTTTCTGTCAAGTATTACAACGGGACAGCTTGGGCTGATGTGACTGCTGTGAAGTATTGGAACGGCTCTACTTGGGCTGATCCTGTGTAGGAAGGTAGGAGTAACGGATGGCTGCTCCTGTCCTCGAATCGTCTAACTCGGCGGTAGATAGCGGGTCTGTTACCTCGTTAACAATCCCTGTGCCGTCAAACATCGCTATTGATGACGTTCTGATTGCCGGTGTTGATACAGCGAGGCAAGCTGGGACGATCACGGCACCTTCAGGGTGGACGTTGCTTACGTCTGCCTTCCATGACGGCGGCACATACGACTGGTTCTATAAGGTTGCTGTCACTCTTGACACGGCTGCGATCGACTACACGTTTTCGTGGTCTAGCACTTCGCGTGTGGCTGGGTGGATAGTTCGCATCTCAGGCGCAGATCCGACAACGCCTATCTCGGCAGACACTTCAACAACTGGTTCCGGCAGTACTCCTGATCCTCCTGCGTCTGGCACGGTGTCGTCCGGCGACTACCTGGCGGTAGCTCACTTCGGTATCGAGGGCAAGAACGCTGATGGGGCAACTGCGCCTACTAATTACACGCTGGCTCAAGCAGTAGAAACCTCTGGCGGCGGTAGTCAAACCACGCATTGCGGTGTTGGTGTTGCTTCTCGTCAGTTGACGGGGATTACGTCGGAAGATCCTGGGACGTTCTCTACTGGCAACGACGGTCACGCTGTTGGCACCATGCTGGTGAAGGAGTATGTTGCTCCGAACGTTACGGTTAATGCTTCTGTTATTGCTACGGCTGCGACGGTTCCTGCACCGACAATTACTGCCGGTTCGGGTGTTACGGTTTCGCCGTCAGTTGTTGCTACGGCTGCAACAACGCCTGTTGTTACTGTTCAGATTAATGATGG